TTCTGGTTTTATTAATGCATGGAAATGGTCTAGCTCTGGATTTGGAACTAAATATACATCAGCAAGTCTTGGAGACAATGGCAATGGAGTAGCGTTTAGTCCAGATGGAAATTCAATTGCCTTTGCCAAAGATACATCTCCAACAGTTTCAGTTTATCCTTGGACTTTTGCATCTGGGTTTGGAACTAGATTTTCAAATCCTGCTACATTGCCAGCAGGATCAGTAGCTAATTGTGTGGCCTTTAATAAAAATAATACAGCTCTTGCTGTTGGTGGAAATGTTAGTCCATTTATTCAAGTTTATCCTTGGGATGGAACAACTGGATTTGGCACTAAGTTCGCAAACCCAACAATATTGCCAGAAGGTACTGTTCAATCTTGTGAATTTAGTGCAGATAATGCAAATCTTGCACTAGGTATGAGTGCTTCTCCATATATAAATGTTTACTCATGGTCATCATCTGGTTTTGGTGATAAATATGCAGCACCCGCATATACACCTTCAATTACAAGTGGTGTAGCGTGGTCTACTGTTGGCGACACAGTATCTACTCAAAAATACATTGCGGTAGGACATGGATCATCTCCATATATAACAACATACGCATATGGCGATGATTTTGGTGCAAAAATTAGTAACCCTGCAACAGCATTAACTTCAGCAGTAAATGGCGTTGCTTTTAGTGCAACTGGAGACAATATTGCAGTAGTAAATGGATCTACTCCATATATTCATGCATATCCTTGGACTAAATCTGGTTTTGGAACTAAATACTCTAATCCTGCTACTGCATTGGCAGGGGCTGGAGATGGTGTTGCATTTAGTCCTGATGGGGCTACAGTTATAGCTGCTCATGCAACAACACCTTTTGTTTCTGCCTATCCATTCTCTGGTTCGGGTTTTGGCACAAAATATTCTAATCCTGCCACTCTTCCAACTGGTGCTGGTAATGCAGTTGCATTCAGTCCTAGTGGAAATGATGTTGCAGTTGCGCACGATACAACACCATATATTTCTATTTACCCTTGGTCAGGATCAGGTTTTGGTACTAAATACACAAATCCTGCCACTTTGCCTACTGGAAATGGTACAGGTGTAGCTTTTAGTCCAAATGGTTCAAATGTTGCTATATCGCATACAACAACTCCATTTATTACTGCCTATCCTTGGTCTGGTTCTGGTTTTGGAACTAAGTTTACTAATCCTGCTACTTTGCCAACTGGAAATGCTAGTGGCGTTGCATTTAATTCAACCAGTACAGCCCTTGCTATTTCTCATGCAACAACTCCATTTGTAACAATTTACCCTTGGAGTGGTTCTGGATTCGGTACTAAGTTTGCCAATCCAACAACAGTTCCTGCATCAACAGGTAATGGTGTAGCCTTTAGTACAGATAGCTCATCTGTTGCAGTTGCACACAACACAACTCCGTTTATTAGTGCTTATGCTTGGTCTGGATCAGGTTTTGGTACAAAATATGTAAATCCTTGGACGCTACCTGCTGCCGCTGGAAATTGTGTTGCAACTACATCAATAACTGTTTAAACAAAGGAAAATTAATGAGTCAAGAAAAAGACACTCCAAAAACACGAGAAGAAGTTCTTTCTTTATCTTTGGAGGCTCGTATTCAAGAAGTGATGCACTATCAAATCAACATTGATAACTACACTATTGCACTTGAGCAAATTTCAAAACTGCCATCTGATGAGCAGACTGAATTGTCAGAATTTATTCAACAATTGACTTCATTGCTTGCTTCAGAGAAATTAGAGCAGAAAAAAGCAAAGATCATGTTAAATGTTCTTAAACAACAAATGGAGTAAAAAATGTTTGCAAAAATTACCAATCAGGCCATCGAGAAATATCCATACTCAATCGGTGATCTGAGAAAAGCAAATCCAAATGTAAGTTTTAGCGCATATCCATCTGATGATGATTTGCGTGAATATGGAATGGAGCGTGTGTTTTTTAGCACACAACCATCGCACTCACAGACGCAAGTTCTGGAAGAGTCAGCGCCAACATTTAATAATGAATCCCAACGATGGGAACAAGTTTGGAATGTTCGTGAAATGACTTCATCTGAAATGCAAGACTTGTTATCAGAGCAATCTAATGCTGTAAGACAAGAGCGTAATCAAAAGTTGCTTGCTTCCGACTGGACGCAAGTTGATGATGCTCCTGTTAACAAGGCGGCTTGGGCTACATATCGTCAAGCATTGCGTGATATTACAAGCCAATCAGGATTTCCATTAACAGTTACATTTCCTGATGCACCATGAGCAACGTAAGCCACGAGCAAATCTATAATCGACTTTTGGCTGTTGAGGCCAAAGTAGATGAAATAGATAAAAACACTAAAGGTCTTGTTGACGCTATCAATGCTGCAAATGGAGCCGTTAGGGTTTTGAATTGGATTGCATCAATTGCTCAACCAGTCTTGTGGATTGGTGGATTAATCGTTGCTGCAGGCGCTGTTTGGCAGACTTGGATTAAAAAGTAATGGCTAATGTCAAACAACAACTAGATATTCCTGCTATACCTTATTTAGGTACTTCTGGACCTTCTTATTCTCAAAATGTCCAAAATCAAAACAATGGACTATTGAGGTTGTTTTTTGCCAAACTAACTAATTCAATACAGTCTTTAACTGGCCCAATGGGTGGTAAGTATTTAAATATACCTTATGGTGCATTTCAAAGCACTGTAGACCAGACGGCTGCAGCGGCTAATACAGCTTATGCCATGACATTAAATACTACAGATTATGCCAATGGTGTAAGTGTAGCAAGCAGTTCAAGAATTACAGTTGCTGAAGCTGGTATCTGGAATTTGCAATGGTCAGGACAGTTTCAGAATACAGATGCACAAGATCACGATGTAAGAGTTTGGCTTAAGATAAATGGTACTGTCGTAACAGGTTCAACTGGTTTTTTTGCAATCCCTAGTAAGCATGGATCTGTCGATGGTCATTCTTTAACTGGATGGAATTACTTTTTAAGTTTGAATACAAATGATTATGTAGAATTATGGTGGGAAACTGATAACACTCTGGTAAGTATTCAAGCTTATCCAGCATCAGGCAATTATCCCTCAACAGCATCACTAATTGCTACAATTAGCTTTGTGTCTAACCTACCTACATGATAGACTAAAACATGGCTTACATTCCACTTCAAATCCCCCCTGGCGTATACAAGAATGGTACTGAGTATCAATCTAAAGGCAGATGGAACAATTCAAATTTAATACGTTGGTTTGAGGGTACTTTACGTCCAATAGGTGGATGGAGAAAGCGTTCAGAAACTCAACTATCTGGATTGGCTAGAGGTCTATTGACATGGAGAGACAATAACAACAATAGACGCATCGGAATTGGTACACATACAAATTTGTATACCATGAATGAAGGCGGCACATTAGTAGATATAACTCCAGCTGGATTTACTACTGGTGATGCCAATGCTATTCTTAAAATTGGTTATGGATATGGATCTTATGGCACTTCTGCGTATGGTGTTGCAAGACCAGATTTAGGATCTTATGTTCCTGCAACCACATGGTCAATGGATACTTGGGGTGAGTATTTAGTAGCTTGCTCATCAAAAGATGGGAAGTTACTCGAATGGCAGTTAAATACTGCTTCTGATGCTGCAGTTATTACGAATGCACCAACAAGTTGTACTGGTTTGATTGTCACTCAAGAACGATTCTTATTTGCTTTAGGTGCAAGTGGGAATCCACGTAAGATTGCATGGTGTGACCAAGAAAACAATACTATATGGACTCCTGCTGCCACTAATCAAGCAGGCGACTTTGAGTTGACAACAATTGGTTCACTAATGTGTGCCAAGCGTATTCGTGGTGCAACTATTTTGTTTACAGATGTAGATGTGCATACAGCCACATATATTGGCCCACCATTCATTTATAGTTTTGACAGAATTGGTAGTGGTTGTGGTGTTATTTCAAAACAGGCGGTAGCTGCAACTGATAACACTTGTATTTGGATGTCTAGTTCTGGATTTTGGACTTATGATGGATTTATTAAGCCATTAGTTTCTGATGTTTCTGACTATGTGTTTAATAATATCAATGTCTCTCAATCTTCAAAAGTCTATTGTGTCCACAATTCA